ATAGCTAGCAACCACCTTTCTCCGTGGGAAGCTCTTCAGCTACTCACTAGCTCTACTATTACTCCTTACGAGAATCTTAAAGGACTGACTAGTAGCTTCATCAATCCGTGGTCGGCGCTTGCGGGTATATCGACTGCGCAGTCTCTCCCCTGGGAAGGTTCATCGCCTGCGGGCGTTCTCTCAACCTTTGCCATCTCCTGGGAAGCCTTGCAGATGTTGTCTGCCTTGCGTGACGTGAACTATGAGTCTGAGCACAAGATCGCCAACCAGCTAGTCACTCCGTATGAAGCTCTCCAAGGCGTTACTCGCTCTCCTGTGGTGGTTTGGGAAGCGTTGGCCGGAATTAATCAATCGGCTGTATCTCCGTGGGAAGCCGCTGGCTACGTTACTGCTCTCCATTTGCTCGATTGGGAAAGCAGAGGCTTCGTAACCAATCTGCACACCGTACCTTATGAATCCTTGCAGCCTCTCGCGTTCTCACCAACAATGGTCTACGAAGTGCTGCAAGGAGCCAGTAGTCTATTTGTGCTTCCGTGGGAAACCACAAGCATCAACGCCGAATACCTCTTTGAGATTCTTGGCATGATTGCGCGGTGGTCGGCAGCTGTACCCCAGACGCGATGGATAATCACCGAACCTCCTGTGCGCCGTTGGGTGACTCTGGAAAATCGAAAATTCATATGGAGGGGGTAAATAGTGGAAGTGCTTAAAAAGGGTAGTGTCGAGCCATTGCTGGTCGTCCTGAGAGATCGGCTTGAAAACGTATTCACGCTCGCAGGCGTGACGAGCTTGCAGTTCGATACCAAGAAAAAGTCGGATAACGCAGCTATCCAGACGAGTGTTGCAGCGATCCTTGATCCTGACTTTCCTATGACCGCTAGTTGCTTGATTAATACAGCTTTGGCAGGCTACGTATCCGGCGAGGAATATAAGCTCTACATCAAGTATACATCTGGCAGTGACGCTCCTGTTCTCGGCCCCCAATTCTTCCGTGTTGAAGATGATTGACGAGGAAGAAAGTGACTAGTATTGTGGACAAGGAAGTCCAGATTTCCCTGGAAAGCGAAAAAGTAATCAAGTGGAGAATGCAGTGGCTTAATGCTGCCGGGTACAACAAACGTAATGCCCGTCTGATTGCCACAGCTGCGATTGACTGGCGCTTTGCGTGTAATCTCCTGAAGAATTGTAAGGATGAAGACCTAGCGATGAGGATTCTGTTTTGATCGACCTGGAGCGGAAGGCGTTTATTTTCAACAAGATCGGCTATGAGCCGCACTCTGCCGATCAACAAGCGATCCATGACTCGGACGCTCGTTTCAAGATTCTGTGCTGTGGGCGGCGCTATGGAAAGACGACGTTCGGCGCGAATGAGATGACCGCTGCCATATGTGATCCTACGCAAGAAGGTTATTACTGGATCGTTGGCCCGAACTACACACAGGGTGAGAAAGAATTCCGCATCGTCTTCAACAACATCTTGAAGAAGCTACCGTTCGGCAACAAAGTCAAGAAGCAGTACAACGTCCCACAGGGACTTATGCGTATCGAGATGCCCTGGGGTTCTGTGCTGGAAGTCAAGTCGGCTGATCGGCAGGAGTCGCTTCTTGGTGAGGGACTGAAAGGCGTGATCATGGCGGAAGCTGCACGGCATACCTCAGTTACCTGGGAACAGTACGTGCGCCCTGCACTGTCAGATAAAGCTGGATGGGCCATCTTCACGTCTACCCCACGTGGGTACAACTGGTTCCAAGGTCTATGGATGCTTGGTCAGACCAGAATAATTCACCCATTGTATGAGTCATGGCGGCTGCCTAGTTGGGATAATCCGATTGCATTTCCTGGCGGAAGGCAAGACCCCGAGATTCTTGAGATGCAGGCACAAACATCTCCGAACTTCTTTGCACAGGAGATCGCTGCTGACTTCACAGCATTCACAGGAAAGATATACGACGAGTTTGAGCCTAATATCCATGTGAAACAGATCGAGTACAATCCTCTGTGGCAGAACTTCTGGGCATTCGACTATGGATGGGCAAACCCGTTTGTCTGCCTGGACATCATGGTTGATCCAGACGACAACGTGCATATCTGGCGCGAATACCAGAAGTCGAATGTCTCCAGTTGGGATCATGGACACATCTTGCAGCACAGACCTAATCCTGACCATTTCCATGTGGACGGGATGTTTGGCGACCCTCGCGGCGGTGATTCACGCTATACCCTAGAGCTAGTTCTAGGCCAGATTCATAGCAATGAACCGAAAGATGAGGGAACCAATTCATCCTGGGGAATCGGCGTGGAATTCGTCAAACGCTGGATGAAAGTTCAACCTGATGGAAAGACCAAGTTCTTTATTGATCCTAGTTGCTCTGACCTGATTAGACAGCTGGAACAGCTACGCGCACCAGATGCAAAGGAAGGCATTAACTCCAAAGAAGGACAGCATAAACACGACGATCATGGCCCGGATGCACTACGTTATTTCTTCTCTCAATACTTTGGGATGGGATATGGCTCGTCCCTGAGCGATGTGTATTCTCCGACTCATGGACGTTCCGAGGCCGCGACCTTCTTTCAGCAGAATTCAAGGCTAGAGAGAAATGCCCGATTCTAACCGCCCACGCTGGCTAGACAGGCTCACAAGCCGTCAACAGGCACCTACAGGCGATCCTCGCCGCGTTGAGTCAGGTACTACATATTCCACTGACGGCAAAGGATCGATTAATCCTGGTGCCGGGACAATGCAGGAAAAGGGATCGTCGCGCGGTGGAATTGTCCGTGACGTAGTTCCTGCACTTGGTAGCCGTTCACAGGCGCTACAGATTTACGATGAAATGGCAAATGCGGATGCCACTGTAGATGTGTCGCTCAGAGCAGCCAAGACACCCGTGATGGGTGCGGATTGGTTCATCGAGCCGTTCAGCGACAACGAGCTTGACCTGGACATCGCAGAGTTCGTTGAGTTCAATCTTCTCAACGGAACCAATGCTCCTTTCCTTTTGATTCTTGATGACATCCTGAGAATGTATGAGTTTGGCTTCTCTGTGATCGAGAAGGTCTATGAGGAGCGCGAATGGTCGCCAAGGCGCACAGGGGCAAACCGGCGTAAGTACACGATGCTGCGCAAGCTCGCCCCTCGTCCGACGCCGACGATCAAAGAGATCGTCTATGACGACAATGGTGGCCCTGTGTCGATCAAGCAGGGAGCCGTCCAAGCTGACGGTAAGCCTGTCGAGGTAGAAATCGACATTGAGAAGCTGATCATCTTCTCCAACAACAAGAAGGGTGGCAACCTAGAGGGTAAGTCGCTATTGCGTACCGCCTACCGTCCCTGGTACTTCAAAACCAACTTGTACAACATCGACGGTATCCAGAAGGAACGTCACGGCATGGGCTTCCCTGTGGTGGAGTTGCCGCCAGGGGCCAAGGATGCCGACATCTCCGCAGCACATGAGATGGTCACGAACATCCGTACCAACGAGTTCGGTGGGGCCGTCCTGCCGTCACAGTGGGTTCTCAGGTTCGTTGATCTTCCTGGACAGCCTGTGGATGTTATGCGCTCCATCGAGCATCATGACTCTGCAATCATGCTCAACACCATGACACAGTTCATGTTGCTAGGACTTGCGGGAACAGGAGGGGGCAGGGCTACATCTGGCGCACATCAGGATATGTTCAACAAGTCTTTGCGCTACGTAGCTAACCTCATCGCAGACGATTTCAACCTGTACTGCATTCCATACCTGGTTGGCTACAACTTCGATACCGACCACTTCCCCCGTCTCCGCGTCAGGAATATCGGAGAGACGAAGGACTTGCAGCAGTGGGCATCGGCACTCTCGAATCTGTTTGCACAGAGCGGGATCACTCCCGATATCGAGACTGAGCAGTGGATTCGCACCATTATCGATGCCCCGCTCAAGCGTGGCGGTGTGCAGACACCGATTATCGAGCTTCCCCCAGGTGTCTCTGATCCACGTAAGGGAAATGTCACATCGGAGAACGATGGTAACTCAGGTGCCGCTACAGACAACGCGGAGGGCTAATGAAGGATTATTCCCGGATCGTCTCAAAGATCACTTCAACACCTTGGATGATTACCCCCGAGGCATTGAAGATGATCCTAGAACTAACTGAAGCACATATGTCAGGTACTATCTCACGTGACGATATCCGCGTTCGTATGGAAGGCATTGATGAGCGCGGATCGAGTACGAGATACCACAAGAACATCGGAGTTCTGTCTATCGCGGGGCCAATCTTCCCCAAGGCTAACATGATGACAGAGATGAGTGGGGCTACCTCCATCGATCAGTTCCGCTCTGACTTCCGGGCGATGCTAGCTGACGATGGTGTGAGCAGCATCCTGCTTGACATCGATTCCCCTGGTGGACTGTCAGATCAGGTCACAGAGATGGCCGCAGAAATCTTCGCAGGCCGTGACGTTAAGCCGATCTACTCCATCGCAAATACAGCAGCCAACAGTGCTGCTTACTTCTTGGCTACGCAGGCTACAAAGATGTACTCCACCCCGTCGGGACAGCTTGGCTCTGTGGGCAGTTACCTCGTCCACACCGACGAGACGGCCAAGGATCGTAGTGAAGGTGTTACGAATACCGTCATCTCTGCCGGACGGTTCAAGGCGGTAGGACTGGAGCCGCTGAACCACGAAGGTAAGGCGTACATGCAGGGCTACGTAGACAACGTGAATGAAGATTTTGTCAATTCCGTTGCGCGTGGCCGTAACGTAGACGCCGACGTAGTTCGCAGAGATTACGGTGAAGGTGGAGTGCTATCAGCATCACAGGCTCTTGAGCGTGGGATGATCGACGGCATTGCCACCTTTGATGAAGTTGTCCAGGAAATGTCAACTAACGGAGGTTCTATCGGGTCTGTTCCTTTGAGTGTCGCAGCCTACGTAAACCAAACTGCGTCCAATGCTGACGCTGTTACTACTGTGAAATCATCATACGACGCTGATAAGGAACATTCTGAGCCAGGTACAGGTCTTGGTGGAGAGCCTACGCCTCGCGAAGCCCCAGAGAAGGGTGACAAAGCTATCGAAGGAGGTTGGAGACGTGATCCACCGCCTATCGCCTACAAGGAGGTCAAAGAAATGAACAGAGAGCTTTTGGTAGCTCTTGCAGGGAAGCTAGGTGTTTCGTTCGG